TTATATTTTGTGCGAGCTAGTACATAAAAATATTTCTGCGACCGAGTGCATAGAATATTTTAGATATGGATCTATTTAATATGGATCTATTTAATATAGATCTATTTGCATACATAAAAAAAGCCAGGCACAAGTCCTGGCTCTTTAAGGTCTTTGTTATCTAGTCTTCTTCTTCTAGATAACCTTTGAATGCTCCCAGGTATATTGCTGTGGCTATCACTAATGCTATTAATGAAGCTAGAGACAACAACATAGCTAAGAGTATAAATATTTCATGTAACATTTTAACCCCTCTTAATTTATAAAAATTCCAATTACAATACCTATCATCAAGCAGATCAGATAGTTTCTATTTCTTTTTGGTCTTGTCTTATTCCAAAAATCTATTTCGTAACAGTTCCATTTATTATTTTTCATAATAAAAGCTAGGGCATTTCTGCCCCAGCACTCCTGTTATATAACCTTATCTCTAAGAGTTACGACCATAGTTGGCTTTACTTCGTAGCCCTGTCTATGTCTTACATGATAGTGAATTTCATTCTTACTATCTCCAATCATGCCATCAATAGAAACAGAATTTCTAACAGGCGCAATAGTATTTGTCTCATTGGTCCAGGTCTTCCAACCTTTGCCAATAAGTATCGAGTTTGGTCTAATAATTAGATTAGACTTTACAGCGTTCTTAATTCTACTTTCAGCAGAGTTAAGTTGCTTTTTACATTCGAGATAATCCATCACAGATTTATCCCTTTCAAGTTTAGCAATTTTACTTGCTAACCTTTTTCTTAAAACTAAATCTTTCATAGTTCCTCCTTACAAAAAAGAGTAGCATTAAGCTACTCTCCTTGTTCCTCCATTTCTACAGACCTGTCCGCTCTAAGTTCAAAGACATCTTCAATTTCCTCAATCATATTCATGACTGTTGGACAACAACGATTACTTTCCAACAATGCATCATGCAAATCAGAAAGTTCATCATTGGTAAAATTTTTATATCTCTCTATGAGAGCATTTCTACAACTTTCGTTTCTCATTTTAGTTTTCTCCGTTTACAGTAATCTTAATTGATTACTTACAGTAATCTTAACATATTAATTATACAATTTGTATAGTTTATTAAAAATAAATACTACTTTTTTTTGGGACTCTTTTGGACGTCAGGTCAAATTATCTAGAAAATTTTTTTTTAAGGGGGACACCCCAAAAAAAGGCGGTGTATGCTGTGTGTGTATATATATAAATAACAATAAGCACATACAATTACCAAAAAAATAGATTTGGGACCCCTATTCAGATACTATACTAACAATGAGATGGAGCTTTGACTTTCATAATATAAATATTCCAACTAGCGCCCATGTCTTGGTAAGAGACATCAAACAAAAAAATTTTGATCATGATGCCCATGGTAATAAGGTTTGGAACTCTTGCTTGGCTTTGATGGATTATTTATCTGAGGTAGACATAAAAGACCTAGAGGTTATGGATGTTGGTTGTGGTTGGGGTGTGCTTTCTAGTTTTTTGGCAAAGAAAGGCGCTAATGTGCAATCGGTTGATTGTGATAAAAGCATACAGCCTTACTATCAATTGGTAAAAGAATTAAACAATACAAGCTCAATGTTAAGAATAGCTGACATAGCAAAATTAGAAAAAACAGATTTTGCAAACATTGACTGGATTGTCGGTTCAGATATTTGTTTTTGGGATGAACAAATACAAATGTACGTCAATATGATAAAAACAGCACTTGAATCTGGCGTAGCTGAGATTTTAATAGCTGACCCAGGTCGAGAAACTTTTTGGAAACTAGAACAATATTGCAATGCTTTTTGTAATCCAGAAATTGTAGAGATACAATTAAATGAGCCTAGAAAAGTAAGAGCTTATGTAATGTGTATAGATTCTTGGTGTAGATAATGAAAAACTTTGAGCATGTAGCTGACGATAAATTGCGTGAGATCTTAATGATCAAGGAACGCTTACAACAAATAGATAACAAAACTCAAGCCAAAAAGGATTTTTTGAGTTATATCAAAGCAGTTTGGGACGGCTTTGTTGAGGGCGAACACCATAAACTTTTTGCCCGTAAGCTTGAAGACGTAGCTCGTGGCAAAATAAAACGTCTAATAGTAAACATGCCCCCACGTCACACCAAGTCAGAATTTGCCTCAGTTTATTTTCCGTCTTACATGATGGGCTTGAAACCTGACATGAAAATTATGCAAACCACACACACGGCAGAACTCTCGCAAAGGTTTGGGCGTAAGGTAAGAAACCTTATGGACACCGAAGAGTATAAAAGAGTTTTTGACAATGTGACTCTATCGGCTGATTCCAAGTCAGCAGGTCGTTGGGAAACCAGTGTAGGTGGCGAATACTTTGCAGCAGGTGTAGGTGGAGCCATTACAGGTCGAGGTGCTGATTTACTAATTATAGACGATCCACATTCTGAGCAAGATGCACTGTCGCCCTCGGCACTTGAGTCGGCTTACGAGTGGTACACCTCTGGACCTCGACAGCGTTTACAGCCTGGCGGTTCTATCGTTGTGGTCATGACTCGTTGGTCAACACTAGACTTAACTGAAAAATTAATTAGACGTATGGGTGAGGCTCACGCTGACCAGTGGGAAGTGGTTGAGTTGCCAGCCATACTTGATAGCGGTGAACCTTTATGGCCAGAGTTTTGGAAGTTAGAAGAACTCGAAGCTGTAAAAGCATCTTTGCCGATTGCTAAATGGAACTCACAATATATGCAAAACCCAACCTCTGAAGAGGGTGCTATCATCAAAAGAGAGTGGTGGCGTGTTTGGGAGAAAGATCATCCACCAGAACCAAGCTATGTTTTACAATCTTACGATACTGCTTTTTCTAAAAAAGAAACTGCTGACTACTCAGCCATAACAACATGGGGAGTCTTTCGCCCCAACTCTGACGCTCCTGAGTCTATATTCTTATTAGACGCTAAACGTGGGCGTTGGGACTTTCCAGAACTGAAAGCTATCGCTAATGAAGAGTATCATTATTGGCAACCTGACGCAGTTTTGATAGAATCACAAGCAAGCGGCACGCCTTTGACTCACGAGTTGCGCATGGCGGGAATACCTGTAGTTAATTACAGGCCTACCAGAGGCAAAGACAAGACAACCCGTGTGCATTCTGTCGCTCCAGTGTTTGAATCTGGTTTGGTTTGGGCGCCCGATACCATTTTTGCCGAAGAGGTGATAGAAGAATGTGCAGCTTTTCCTTATGGAGAGAATGATGATTTCGTTGACTCTATGACTCAAGCTGTATTAAGATTTAGGCAAGGGAACTTTATAAGCCTCTATTCAGATTTAGAGGATGAAGAAATAGAACCACAACCGAGGATATATTACTAATGGCTGACATTGACAAAGCTATAAGCGTTGACGAACAGATAGACCTAGAAGTTAGGGACAGAGACAAGTCAATGGAGGTTGAAGTCCCTGAAGAAGAAATTCAAGATATTGAACAGTTTGAACAGTTAGAGGATGGTACTCTAATTTTTGGTGGTGCTTTACCACCCCCAGAAAATACTGATTTTTATGCCAACTTAGCTGAGATCATGGCAGATGATGATCTTGCTAGAGTTAAGATAGATATTTTAGATGGTGTTGAATCTGATAAAGCCTCTAGAGAAGATTGGGAAAAAACATACAGAGATGGTCTAGAGTATCTCGGCATGAAGTATGAGGATAGAACTCAACCCTTTGAAGGTGCGTCTGGTGTTATGCACCCACTATTAGCAGAGTCAGTTACACAATTTCAATCACAAGCTTATAACGAACTACTTCCTACACAAGGTCCAGTTAAAACTCAAGTATTAGGTCAAGCTAATCCACAATCAGATCAACAAGCATCAAGAGTGCAAGAGTTTATGAACTATCAACTCATGCACGTTATGAAAGAGTACGAGCCTGAAACAGATCAGCTACTGTTCTATTTACCCCTCTCAGGCTCGGCTTTCCGTAAAGTTTATTACGACCAAAATTTAGGTCGAGCAGTTTCTAAATTTATTCCTAGTGAAGACTTAATAGTTCCTTACTCAGCAACAGATTTATACAACGCTACTAGAGTTACTCATGTTATTGACATGTCAAAGAACGATGTCAAAAAACTACAACAAATTGGTTTCTACAAAACGATAGATATGTCTGGTGACTACAGCCCAGAGGACTATGACCAAGTACAAGAAGAAATAGATGAAATACAAGGTGTTGAGCCAAGTTACTCTGAAGATGATAGGTGTGAAATATTTGAAGTTCATACAGAACTAGACTTACCAGGCTTTGAAGATAAAGATCAAAATGGTGAAGAAACAGGTATAAAGCTACCTTATATTGTAACCATATCAAAAACTAACAATGACATTTTATCTATTAGAAGAAACTACAAACAACAAGACCCATTAAAAACTAAGATAAACTATTTCGTTCAATATAAATTTTTACCAGGTTTAGGCTTTTATGGTTTTGGTTTAACTCACATGATAGGTGGGTTATCAAAAGCATCAACTTCTATTTTAAGACAGCTAATAGACGCTGGAACTTTATCGAATCTGCCCGCAGGCTTTAAGGCTAGAGGCATTCGCATCCGTAATGACGATCAACCATTACAACCAGGAGAGTTCAGAGACATGGACGCTCCAGGTGGCAGTTTGCGAGACGCCTTTGTGCCATTGCCTTTCAAGGAGCCGAGTCAAACTCTCCTCTCTCTCTTAGGCATCTTGGTAGATAGTGGTAGGCGTTTCGCATCTATTACAGATATGCAGGTTGGCGATGCTAACCAAAATGCACCAGTAGGGACTACAGTAGCTCTGTTAGAAAGAGGTACTAGAGTTATGAGTTCTATTCACAAAAGATTACATGCCAGTCAAAAAATTGAGTTTAATTTATTAGCAAAAGTATTTTCTGAATATTTACCACCAGAATATCCATATTTAACAGCTAATGGCAATCAGCAAATCAAGGCACTAGACTTTGATGAGCGTGTTGATGTCATGCCTGTATCAGACCCAAATGTATTTTCTATGAGTCAAAGGGTTATGTTGGCACAAGAAATGTTAAGAACAGTACAATCTAATCCACAAATTCATGGTCCTAGCGGTTTGTATGAGGCATATCGTAGAATGTATGCGGCCATGGGAGTTCAAAATATCGAGCAGTTACTCCCACCACCACAACCACCTCAACCAATCGACCCTGCAAGTGAGAATGCAAGTTTGATTTCGGGAGTACCTGCTCAAGCCTTTCCAGGGCAAGATCATGATGCACACATTCAAACTCATTTGTCTTTGTATAACACTGTTACTGCTCAAAGCAATCCACAGGTGCTATCACTTATTCAAGCTCACATTTATCAACACATATCATTTAGAGCTTCAGAGATAGTTGATTTACAAAACCAACAAGACCCAGAGTTTCAAAGTTTTATTCAACAACTTCAACAGTTGCCACCAGAACTAGCACAACAGTATCAACAACAATTACAAGATTCGGTAGCAAAAAGTATTGCTCAAACATCTTCACAACTTATGCAGCAAATCAATCAAATATTTATGCCACCACCACCTGCACCTGACCCATTAGTTGAGTTAAGAGGTAAAGAGCTAGACATTAAAGCTGATGATGTGCAAAGAAAACGTGAAGAGTTTGTGCAGAAACAAGAGTTTGATGCTATGAAGTTAATGCAATCTGGTCAGTTAGCAGAGGAAAGATTAAATCTACAGCGTGATATTGCACAAATGAAAGACGACATAGCAAGAGATAGGTTGGATCAATCGACACAATTCAAATCTTTAGAATTTTTTAAAGACAGATAATGGCAATGAATAGAGCCTCGATGGGCAAACAAATATCAAAGTCGCCAAGAAAAAGATCATCAAAATTACGTTTAAAAAAATCTAGCTTAAAAGGACTCAAAGGTTCTAGAGCTATGATGAAGCCTAAAATTAAAAAACTAAAAATAAGAAGATTTAAAGGCACAAGAAAATAAACTTGGGTGAAAAAATTTAATCCAAAAAAAATAATAAGAGCTTGGTCTAAAGAAGTTTTAGAACCTAAATCAGATTTTCATAATGGCTTACCAGCCTGTCCTTTTGCTAAAAAGTCTTGGTTAAACGAAAGAGTAAAAATACAGGTTTGTCAAGAAGATGATTGGTCAGACTTAACAGATTCTATCCTAAAGTTTGATGATAGCATTGATGTTTTAATCTATGTTAATAATAATTGGGATCATATTACTGACACTGAATTTGATGCTAGGGTGGACATTATCAATGCTCTAGGTATAAAATTAGATTTGTGGGTCATGTCTTCACATCCAAACCATGAGGATAAACCTGGGTTTGAAAACAATGAAGACTTAGATCCGCATGATTCCATGTATATGGTTTTCGTTCAAAAACATAAAGAGTTAGTGGACGCATCTGACAAAATAAAAAAATTAGGATATTATTCTAATTGGTCAAAAGAAGTATTTAATGAATTTATAATTAAAAGGAAAATAAAATGCGACAAAAAATGAAAGGCGGATCTAAAAAATCGGGCGTTAAAAAGAAGTTCAAGCAAGGTACTAAAAAATCGGGCGTTAAAAAGTTCAAACAAGGTACTAGAAAAGCAGGAGTTAAAAAGTTTAAACAGGGTACTAGAAAATCAGGAGTTAAAAAGTTTAAACAAGGTACTAAAAAATCAGGCGTTGTTATGGGTATCAAGAAGCTTAAAGGCGGATCTAAAAAGTCAGGTCTTTCTGCTAGAAGAAACTTGATGCGTATGGGTAAAAGCTCCAAGAAAAAATCTGTAAAGAAAAGAAGTAGATAGTGCCTTTAAAAAAAGGTAGCGGCAGGAAGGTAGTTTCTGCTAATATAAAAAAATTAATAAAAGAAGGTCGTCCACAAAAACAAGCTGTGGCGATTGCACTGAGTAAGGCAGGTAAAAATAAAAATGGCAAAAGAAGCAAAAAACGAAGTCGAAATAAAAGATCAAGGTAGTGTTCCTTTGAAAAAACAGGAAGTAGTACCTAACCCTGGCGCACCAAAACCTTTTGGCTCTGGAGAGTCAAGAGGCGGTGGTATCGCTTTGAGGGGTAAAAAGTTTCAAGGAATATTCTAATGTTCCCTAGGCTGTTTGGCGGACTAGGTGGCTTTGGTGGTTTCAGAAGTAGACTACCATTTGGTATGCCACAAGGGTTCGGTAATCCTTTTGGGTTTCAACCAAGACCAAGATTAGTAGAGGGTGGGCCATCATTCTTTATGCCACCAAGTTTTGGCATGCAGTTTCCATCAGCTATGGGACCAATGGGCTTTGGTAGTCCATTTGGTGGGTTCGGTAATCCATTCGGCGGCTTTGGCGGTTTTGGTGGGATAGGCGGTTTTCAACCTGGTTTATCACCATTATTAAGTCAGTTTGGTCAGTTCGCTAGACCAATGCCAAGACCTCAACCACAATTTGATTTTCAATCTTTACTATCACCTTTCACTTCTCAGATAGAAGATTTACAAAGACAGCTTGCAGAACTGCGAGGATCATCAGGCGAGGGAAGTGATATACCACTACCACCACCAGAACAACCACCACAAGTTTTTGATGAATTCAGAGAAGGTGTCAGACCAAGCGAAATATTTGGGCCAGGTGGACAGATTATTGGACCAGCAGGTAGTTCAGAAGATTTAAAACCACCGATTCCTACTGAAGTGCCGCCACCACCACCTATCATGGATTCAGGCGGAGGTTTCCCAGGGGGCGCACAAAGTGGAATGCCAGTTGAACCCCCAGTAGAACCAATAACAGACATTGGACGCCCAGGTGGATTTACTCCACCAATGCCAATGCCACCAGTAGAAGTGCCACCAGCACCAATATTAAACGATCCTTTTAGAGGTCCAGTTGAAGTGCCATCAATACCAGGGGTACAGCCAGAAGACTTAAATCCTGTATTGCCTGAAGTAATAAATATAGATCAAGTACCATTCCCTGTTCCAGATTTTAGTGACAGAGAAGGACCGATGGGTATTGTCGGACCATCACCAAAGAGATCACCATTTATGCCATTACCACCTGCAAGAACAATGCCTGTGCCACCAGCACCAATAATGCCTGATAAAATGCCTAGTCCAATAAATCAAATTATAGGTGATGTAAAACCTATCAGACCAAGACCACCAGTATCTCTACCATTGCCTGTTCAAGACTTAGGACCAATAGGTTCTATGTCTGGTATGCCAGGTATGGGTAGAGGGCTTTTTGGTAGGTAAGACGTTAATTTTTTAGGAGAGTTTAAATGGACGGCATAAAATTAGCCGAATATGTTTTAAAAATTATTAGGCAAAGAGAGTCTCAGATTGTTGACAGCATATCTTCTGGCAATGTAAAATCCATGGAAGAATACAAATATTCTATTGGGGCTTTATCAGAGTTAAGATCCTTAGAACAAGATTTAAAAGAAACTCTGCAAAGATATGACATCGATGAGTGAAATCGCAAAAGAAAATATAGAGAGTAAAAAAACTGTTAGTTCAAATACTGATAGTTCCATCAAAAGATTTGAAGAAAGATTAAAGAATCAAAAACCTCAAGAGCAGAGTCAACCAAAAGAAAAACAAGAACAACAAGAAGAGAGGTCTGAACTAGACATGGCTTTCGTTGAGGAAGACCAAAGAGTTCTAGACCCAACTTTACTTAAAAAATCATTAATTGATAGAATGCCCGACCCTACAGGTTGGCGTGTTTTGGTTTTGCCTTATCAAGGCAAAAGCACAACCGATGGCGGTATTCAATTAATAAAATCCACCTTAGATAGGGAGTCTCATGGGACTATGGTTTGTTATGTTTTAAAAACAGGACCATTAGCCTATAAAGACAAAAATAGATTTGGTGGTAGCGCTTGGTGTAAAAAAGGGGATTGGGTACTAATCGGCAAATATTCGGGTGCCAGATTTCTGTTGGAAGATGATCATGAAGTAAGGATTATAAATGACGATGAAGTCATCGGAAAAATTTTAAATCCTGATGATATTAAAACTTTGTGAGGAAAATAAAATATGTCGCAAGAAGCAGAAAAGGCAATAGATGTTGATATATCTGAAGAAAAGATAGAAAAAGCAGCTTTGCCTGAAAATAAAAGAGTTGAAGAGGAAATCTCAGACTCAAGCGTTGAGGTTGGCATTGATGATAATGTTAAACCTGTTACTGAAGATGAAATTCAGGAAGACTTTGATGTCTCTAAAAAAGTAGAGCATGAATCAAAAGATCTTTCTGAGGTTGAAAGAAGAGCAGCTTATGCTCAGAATAGAATTAACAAAGCTGTTGCTCAAGCCAAAGAATACCAAAGAAGAGAACTTATGGCTTTGCAATATGCTAAAGAGTTAAAGCAACAAAACGAACAGCTTACCAACCATCAGCAAAGTTTTGCTAACAACTACAGTGAGGAAGCTTCTGCTAGAATAGATAGTCAAATTACTTTAGCTAAACAGGCTTTAAAACAAGCCACTGAAGCTGGTGATAGCGATGCTGTAGCGAAAGCTACTGAGGCTTTAACATTAGCAAGTGCTGATAAGTCTAGAATAGATCAATACAAGCAAAATTTAGCTCAGTATCAACAATACTATGAGGCTAACCCTAATGAAAATATTGATCAAAATTTACAGAATTATCAACCACAACAGGTTCAAGAATTTAATGAACCATCTGCTAAAGCTCAAGATTGGGCAGCAAAAAATGACAGTTGGTTTAATAAAGACCCTGTAGCAACTAATGTTGCCTACACTATTCATGCGGATTTGGTGCAGAAAGGCTTTGACACCGAGAGCGATGAATACTATCATGAGATAGATAGAAGATTAAGGGAAGAACTCCCTAATAAGTTTAATAACGTGGAAGCAAACAAACCCGTCCAAACAGTTGCTTCACCATCACGCAACACATCGACAGGACGCAAAAAAAATCGTATCGAATTGACACCGAGCGAACAGCAACTAGCTAAGAAACTTGGAGTGTCATTTAAAGATTACGCAATACAAAAAGCGAGGTTACAAAAATCATGAGCGATAAAGATTTAAAACAATCGAGATCTACTAGAGAAGTAGAAAATAGAAAGTTCGAGGAACGTGAGCAAGTTTGGAAACCACCAGCAGCGCTGGACATTTCAATAGACCCACCTCCTGGAAAAACTTTTAGATGGATTAGATCAGATATATTAGGTCAACCAGACAAAACTAATATATCAAAAAGATTTAATGAGGGTTTTAAACCTGTAACAGCAGAATCTTTTCCAAATGGCCATGGTTTACCTGTAGTCGATGAAGGTCGTCACTCAGGAGTAATCGGTGTTGGCGGTTTAATTCTTTGTGAAATAGACAATAGAGTTTTAGAGCAAAGAAGAGAGTATTACAAAAATATGACCGACAACCAAATGAGAGCTATTGAGAATGACCTTATGCGTGAGGAAAACCCTGCAATGCCTATAACTAGAGAGTTAAAAACAAGGGTCACATTCGGGAAAGAGTAGGTTCTTTTTTCCGTTATTTAATTTTTTAATATAGGAGCCTTGTGAAAACAAGGATTTAATAAAATGGCAAACCAAGATAAAGCTTTTGGGTTTAAGCTAGTTGGTAACTTGTCTGGTGTAAACAACCATAGAGTTACTGAATATAATATTGAATCTGGTTCAACCCAAGGTATTTTTTCTGGAGATCCAGTAAAAATGTTAACAGGCGGTTTCATAGACGTAGCTGATGCCGCAGGTGACGTTAAAATACTAGGAATCTTTAGAGGATGCCAATATGTCGATGCGAATAGCAAAGAAGTTGTCTATTCCGCCCATTTCCCTGCTGCTAAAACAGCAACAGGAGATATAGTAGCCTTTGTAGAGGATAACCCTAATAACTTGTACGAAGTTCAATGTACTGGTTCTTTAGCTAGAACAGATATTGGTGCTAACGTAGATATTGCTTACACAGCAGGATCAACAGTTAGTGGTCAATCAAAAGCAGAAATTGCTTCTTCATCTGGCTCAGGAACAGCTAACTACAGATTAGTTGGTGTTTCAAAAGACCCAGAAAATAATGAACTTGGTTCAGCTAACGTCAACATGATTGTTAAAATTAACGAGCATGCTTATGATCAGTTAGCAGGAGGCGTGTAAATCATGGCTATAAATAGAGCGCAATTAGCAAAAGAACTCGAACCTGGATTAGCTGCACTTTTTGGGCAGGAATATAACAGGTACGAAAATGAGCATGCAGAAATATTTGAAACTGTTTCATCAGATAGAGCATTTGAAGAAGAAGTAATGATTGTTGGTTTTGGTAATGCACCAGTTAAACCTGAAGGAGAAGGTGTCGCATTTGACAACGCTTCTGAAGGATTTACTGCTCGTTACTCACACGAAACAGTTGCTTTAGCTTTCGCACTTTCAGAAGAAGCAATCGAAGATAATCTGTATGACAGATTAGGTGCTAGGTATACAAAAGCACTTGCAAGATCTATGTCTCATACTAAGCAAGTAAAAGCAGCAAATGTTCTTAACAATGCTTTCAACTCCAGTTTCCCTGGAGGAGATGGTGTAGAGCTTTGCTCAACTGCACACCCATTAACAGGTGGCGGAACATTTGCCAATGAGCCAACAACAGATGCTGACTTAAATGAAACATCTTTAGAAGATGCAATCATTAAAATATCAACATTTGTAGATGACAGAGGTCTTATTGTTGCACTTCAATCCAGAAAGTTGGTTGTACCACCTCAGTTACAGTTTGTGGCTGACAGATTGTTACAATCACCAGGAAGGGTTGGAACTTCAGATAATGATTTGAATGCACTTAGAAATATGGGATCTATTCCAGAAGGTTATGTAGTTAACCATTTCTTAACAGATCCAGACGCATTCTTCTTACTATCAGATGTTCCTGATGGTTTCAAACACTATGAGAGATCTCCTCTCCAAACTTCTATGGAAGGTGACTTTGATACTGGCAATGTCAGATTCAAAGCTAGAGAGAGATACTCATTTGGATTCTCAAATCCAAGATGTGTGTTTGGTTCTAAAGGTGCGTAACACCTAGTCGATTTAATCGACATTTAGGGGTCCTTTTTGGACCCCTATTTTTTTGACTTAGTTTTTTACTCATAGTATATTTTTCTTGTTATCTAAATTAACAACATGAACAATTTAGTAAAAAGTTCTTTGTCAGATAGTCCTTGTATTGGTAGATGTAGCACCACCTATGGAGACTTAATTTGTAAAGGTTGTGGTAGATCTGAAAAACAAATAAGAGAGTGGCATGGATATACCAGTTTAGAAAAAAAATTGATAAACTTATCAATCGCAAAAAGATTTCACGCAATGAAAAAAGTTAACAAAAAAGAACACCCTTTAAAAAAAATAGATGAAAAAATATTTGGCGCTCAATGTTTAGTTGAAATGGTGGGTTCTGAATTAATAGACCTTTATGGCAAAAATCCTAAAATAGAAAAATCTTATAAAAATTTGTACGAAGCAGCTAAACTTCTAAAAGAAAGCAAAAGTAATTTACCTATTGATATATAGATTCCTCTAATATAGAATTTAATAGTTAGCATAATGAGGCACATGGTGTGTTCCATTTAAAGAATAGGAGTTCTTATGTCTAATCCACATTTTCAAAATTTAATTTTATGGGCAGGTAATACTGTCGCTTCTAAGTCCAAAAAGGACTTACCTATGTTTCAACCATATCCGTCAGATCAGACATACTATGGTTATTTCAACGATTTCATGAACTACGTTGCTAGTGATTGGACCATTACATCAACAGATGGTGGTGGCGATTCTGGTGAAGTAATTCAAATTACCAGTGGTGCAGGTGGTCAACTTATCATCACCACTAATGATGCAGATAATGACTCAGAAGAGTTACAGCTTAAAGGCGAATCATTTTTAATTGATGGCAGTAAAAGAGCATTCTTTTCATGCAGATTTAAACTTAGTGATGCTACAGAATCTGATGCTTTGATTGGTTTAGCGATTACTGATACTACAGCAATCGATGGCGTATCAGATGGTATCTTTTTTACCAAAGATGATGGCGATACAAATTTAGACTTCGTAGTTGAGAAAGACTCTACTGAAACAGAAACAGCAGCAGTAGCTACTGTAGCAGATGATACTTTTATCACTGCATCATTTTTCGTAGATCCAAATGCAAGTCAAGTATTTTACGCAATCAATAATGCAGAGCCAGTTGGAGTTGTAAATACTAATCTACCTGATAATGAAGAACTTACTGTTACACTAGCTATTCAAGCAGGTGCAGCAGCAGCTAAAAGTTTAGTTGTAGATTATGTTAATGTTTTAGTCGAGAGATAATGGCTGACGCAGTTACATCACAAACTATTCAAGATGGCGAAAGAGTTGCTGTTTTAAAATTTACCAATGTTTCAGATGGAACTGGTGAATCTGCCGTAAATAAAGTAGACGTTTCTGCACTATCTAAAAGTAGTGCAGGAGCTACTTGCACTTCTGTTGATGTTGCTAGAATATATTGGGCAACTAGAGGAATGGGAGTCAATTTATTTTTTGATGCTACTTCAAATGTTCTCTTAACTGGCCTTCCTGCTGATAGCACAGGAGATGAGTATTACGATCTTTTCAGTGGCATTCCTAATAATGCAGGTTCTGGAAAAACAGGAGATATTTTATTTACAACTGTTGGGCATTCAAGCGGAGACACATACTCTATAATATTGGTATTGAATAAAAATTACTAAACTAGGAGTGTCTTGACATGCCTAGAAAAAGAGACAAGCAACCACCAAGAAACAAGAAAAATTTCAGACCTACTAAGAAAGGTGCTGGAATGACAGCAGCGGGTGTAAGAGCTTACAGAAAATTAAACCCTGGCAGTAAATTAAAAACAGCAGTAACCAAAAAAAAGGGTCTTACTAAAAGAGAAAAAGCTAGGCGTAAATCATTTTGTGCTAGATCAGCAGGACAAATGAAAAAGTTTCCTAAAGCAGCAAAAAACCCAAATTCAAGATTAAGACAAGCAAGAAGAAGATGGAGATGTTAGAATAAATTATGGCATTATCAGGAAGTACAAATTTTGAACCAAATGTTACAGAGTTTATAGAGGAGGCTTTTGAGCGTTGTGGACTTGAACTGAGAACTGGGTATGACTTAAAAATGGCTAAAAGG